CCGACCCGACCGCATGCGGCGTGTGGGGTCTGTTCGAGTATAAGGGCATGAGCCACATGCTGCTGCTCGACTGCTGGGACGAGCATCTCGGGCTGCCCGATTTGATGAAGAAGGTTAAGAAGGAGCTGAAGGTCAGCTACGGCGACGACGAGGACACGGCGCTGATCAAGCCGATGTACGGCAGCGCCAAGCCGATGACATCAGGGCGCAAGCCGGATCTGCTATTGATCGAGGACAAGGGCAGCGGCATCTCGCTGCGCCAGATGCTTGGGCGCGAGGGCATCGAAGCGTACGCCTATAACCCCGGCCGTGCGGACAAGCTCACGCGACTGCACATGGCATCGCCTATCTTCGCCCAGCGCCGCGTCTGGGTGCCGGAGAGCGAGCGCAACAAGGGCAAGCCGCGATCGTGGGTCGAGCCTTTGATCTACCAGCTGTGCAGCTTCACCGGCAAGAACAGCATCAAGCACGACGACCATGTCGACCAGACGACGCAGGCCGTGCGCGTCATGATGGACAAGGGGCTGCTGCGCCTGACCAAGCCTGCCAAGCGCGACTATGAGGGCGAGCGACCCGCGCCGCGCGTGGTCACCAACCCCTATGCCCAGTGATATATAACGGATGACTAGCAATCCTTTTCAAGTTGATGTAACAAGCGCAATATTGCACGCAGGGGGGTCCGCGTAATGATCGAAGAAGAGTTGCCGCAAGGGCGAGATGGTCGAGCTGCCGGACGTGGACGATGATGAGATCGAGGATACGCCTGATGGCGGCGCGATCGTGCGCATCTCCGAGACCGTCAAGCAGGCCGACAACGAGTTCTACGCCAACCTCGCCGAGGACATGGACGAGAGCGACCTGTCGACACTCGCGACGCAGCTCATCGACCTCATCGCCAAGGACAAGACGGCGCGCAGTAAGCGCGACGAGCAATATGAAGAAGGCCTGCGACGCACTGGGCTAGGCGACGACGCGCCCGGCGGGGCGTCCTTCGAGGGCGCAAACAAAGTCGTCCACCCTGTCATGACCGAGGCCTGCGTCGACTTCGCAGCGCGCGCCATGAAGGAGATCTTCCCGCCTTCTGGCCCAGTCAAGGATTACATCTCCGGCCCGATGACGGCCGACAAGATCGACAAGGCCAAGCGCAAGACGGCCCTGCTCAACTGGCAGATGACCGTGCAGTGCCCCGAGGTCCGCGCCGAGCTGGAGCAGCTCATGACGCAGCTGCCGCTTGGCGGCGCGCAGTATCTCAAGCTGGGATGGGACAGCCGGCGCAACCGCCCGACGTTCCTGTTCGTGCCGATCGACAACATGCTGCTGCCCTACGCAGCCACCAACTTTTACACCTCGCAGCGCAAGACCGAAGTGCAGTATCTCACGCAGCTTGATTACGAGAGCCGCGTCAAGGACGGCATGTACCGCGACGTCGACCTGACGCCAACGAGCATGGAGCCGGAGCAGTCCGTCGCCGGCATCGCCAACGACAAGATCGAAGGCCGCGACGCCACCAGCTACAACGAGGACGGCCTGCGCACGATCTACGAGACCTATGCCATGCTCGACGTTGACGATGGCGATTACGGCACTGCGCCGTACATCGTCAGCGTCGACAAGACGACCAGCAAGATCCTCTCGATCTACCGCAACTGGGACGAGGAGGACGAAGCGCAGGACGAAATGTACTGGTTCGTCGAGTGGTCCTTCATCCCGTGGCGTGGTGCCTATCCGATTGGCCTGCCGCACATGATCGGCGGCCTGTCCGGCGCAGCGACAGGCGCACTGCGCGCGCTGCTCGACAGCGCCATGATCAACAACAGCCAGACGATGCTCAAGCTCAAGGGCGGCACGGCCGGCGGCCAGACGCTGTCGATCCAGCCGGGCCAGACGGAAGAGATCGAGGGCGGCCTTAACGTCGACGACATCCGCAAGCTGGCCATGCCGCTGCCTTACAACCCACCATCGCCAGTGCTCTTCAGCCTGCTCGGCTTCTTGGTCGACACCGCCAAGGGCGTCGTGCGCACGTCGATGGAAGACATCGCCGACGGCAACCCGAACGCGCCGGTCGGCACCACCTTGGCCAAGCTCGAGCAAGGCGCGGTCGTCTACTCGGCCATCCACAGCCGCAGCCATGACAGCATGGCGCGCATGCTGCGCATCCTCGATCGGTTGAACAGCTTCAACCTTGACGACGAGAAATTGCTAAAAACTGCAGGTGACCAGCTCGCCAAGCGCGAGGATTTCGGCGGCGCACTTGACGTCGTGCCGGTCAGCGACCCGAACATCTTCAGCGAGGCGCAGCGCTTTGCGCAGATCCAAGCCGTGTCACAGCGCGCAGCGGCGATGCCGCAGATGTACAACCAGCGCAAGGTCGAGGAGCGCATCCTCGAGACGCTCAAGATCGCCAACGCCAAGGATCTGCTCAGCCCAGCGCTGGAGCCGAGCGAGCAGAACGCGGTCAACGAGAATGTCGCGGCCTCCTTGGGCCGGCCGGTCACGGCCTTCCCCGAGCAGGACCATCTGGCGCATTTGCAGACGCACATCAGCTATCTGATGAACCCGATCTTCGGCATGAACCCGATCTTCGCGCCGGTCTACATCCCGTCGATCCTTAACCACATCAAGGAGCACGTCGCTCTGTGGTACGCAGCCACCGTCTTTGCCGTCTCGACCGACGCGCTCGGCGGCGACCTTGGCGACATGATGCGCGAAATGGACCCCAAGGACACCGAAGGCCGCCAAGCGCTAGATCGCATGCTGGCCGAGGCCGCGACCAATGCGCTTGGTGAAGGCGCGCAGGTCTTTGCGCAGTTGCCGCAGGTCATCCAACAGGCGCAGCAGGTCATGCAGCAGTTTCAGCAGCCGATGCAGCAGGATCCGCGTATCGCACTCGAGACACAGAAGCTCGACATCGAGAAGCAGAAGATGCAGGCCAGCCAACAGTCTGAGCAGCAGGCACAGCAGGTCAATCAGCAGACGCAGCAGTTCCAGCAACAGATCGAGCAGCAGAAGCTGCAGATGGATCAGCAGCGACTGGCGCAGGACGCACAAAATGCGCAGATGGACGGGCAGATGAACGCCTCCGAGCTGCAGGCCAAGGTCAGCATCGAGCAGCAGAAGCAGGCGTCCGAGGATCAGCGCGTTGCCGCCGAGATAGCCTCACGCCGCGCCATGAACCAAGAAGACAACCAGACGGCGATGGCCTTGGCACAGGCCGAGATCGAAAGCGGCGAGCGTTTCGCTGTGTCGACGGGTACGGGTATTAACCCGTGAAGATAGAGATACTCCTGCAACGCTTGGAGGAGGAGCAATTGCGCCTCGCCAAAAGCGCAATGGAGCAGCCTGCCGGCCGTGAGCCGTTCGACTACGGCAGGGCCGTCGGCATGTATGCCGGTATCGAACACGCCAAGCGCACCATGCTCGATTTAGTGAGCGAGCGTGATCGTAAGGATATTTTACTGTAAGAGGGGCGATTACATGCAAGAATTAGCGAATAAAGTTGAGTTCAGTTACGCCAATATTGACGAGGCATTCCCGCCCTGCAACCCCGGCATCCAGCCGTTTGGCAGCCGCGTACTGGTGCAGATCCGCACACCGAAAACCACCACCAAAGGTGGCATCATCCTGACGTCAGATACGCGCGAGACCGATGCGTGGAACACCCAGATCGCCAAGGTGATCTCGGTCGGCAGCTTGGCCTTCAAGAACCGCACGACGATGGACACATGGCCCGAAGGCAGCTGGTGCCAGACCGGTGACTTTGTGCGCGTACCCAAATATGGCGGCGATCGCTGGACGGTGAAAGCCGACAATGGAGAGGATGAAGTGCTAGTGGTAATTTTCAACGACTTGGATCTGGTCGGCAAAGTAACCGGCGACCCGATGGCCACCAAAGCCTTCATATGAGCGCCGTAGGCTTTGAAGCGCGCACTGGCTTTGCTGAAATATGGCGAGGCCGTCGCGCGCACCGGCTGGAACGGCGTGTTCCTATACCGCGTCGATGCCGGCAACTACACCCCGCACTCCGACATCGCGAAGAAGTTCTGGGGCGACGACGAACTGGTGCCTTACGGCCCGTACATCGCGATGAAGACAGCCGACGGTGCAGTGGTGCCGTGGCTTGCAAGCCAAACCGACATCCTTGCCGAAGATTGGGCAGTGGTTAATATCAAGGAGCTGAAAAAATGTCTGATGAAAAACTAACCGAGACCGACGAAGACCTGATCATCGTAGAGACCCTGCCCGAGGGCGAAGCTGCCGGCGGAGAGGCCGCAGATGACGACAGTCAGGACGATGACGACAGTGCAGATGATGGCGACAGTCGTCTGGCCGAGAGCGACGAGGACAATGAAGAAGCGGTAACGCAGAGCCAGTCCAAGCGTCGACGCAAGCGCCGCGACCTGTTGCTGCGCGCCAAGGAAGACAGCCAGCGCAAGATCGAAGCACTCGAGCGGCAGAACCACGAGATGATGCGCCGGCTGGCGTCCGTCGAAGGCCATGCCGTGCAAACGAATGCACAGACGCTCGATCAACGACTGTCCAAGGCACAGCGCGACATCCAGCAGGCCGAGCACTTCATCGCCAAGGCGACCGAGGCCGGCAATGGCGAAGACGTCGTGGCGGCCATGCGCATCCGCGATCAGGCGATGGGCGAGGCCAACCAGCTTGCCTATCAACGCCAGCAGTTCGAGCAGGCACGCCAGCAACCGGCAACGCCGCAGGTCGACCCTACCGTCGTCAGCTACGCCAAGGAATGGATGACAGCCAACCCTTGGTACGATCCAAGTGCCAAGGACCGCGACAGTGCCATGACCAAGGTGATCGACAACGAGCTGGTGCGCGAAGGGTTCAACCCTGCGTCGCGCGAGTATTGGGAAGAATTGACCGATCGCGTCGCGGAGGCCTTCGGTGAAAGCCAAGCTCCACGGCCGAAAAAGAAGGGGCCACCAACGGGATCAACCCGCGAGCATGCCCCTGTAAGTACCAAGCGAGAAATATACGTGACACCAGAGCGGAAACAGGCTATGATTGAGGCTGGAGCATGGGATGACCCTGTGCTTCGCCAACGCTTACTTAAGGCGTATCAATCGTATGATGCTGGTTCGGCTCGCTGATAGGAGTGAGACAACATGACAGAACATACAGAAGATAGCAGACTTAAGAAGGCAGCGGACTTTGACGTAGTTGGACGCCGAGACACGAGACGCACGGAGACCCGCGAGGTTACCGAACGCCGTGATCTGTCAGAGAACGACCGACTGGAGATGTTCCGAAATCAATTATTTAACGACGCACTACCTGATTTGCCGGAGATACCGGGTTATCATTTGTGCTGGCTTACGACGACAAACCAACGGGATCCAATCCACAGGCGGATACAGCTCGGTTACGAGCCTATCAAGCCGGATGAAGTCCCCGGTATGGAGTATGCCTCTTTGAAGACCGGCGAATGGGCTGGCTTCATCGGCGTTAACGAGATGCTGGCGTTCAAGCTGCCCATGAGCCTTTATGAGGCATTCATGCAGGAGGCCCACCACACAGCTCCGTTGCGCGAAGAGGACAAATTGGCTGAAGTTGCGGAGATGATGCGCGACCAAGCCGAGCGAGCTGGCGGAAGGGTAATCGAGGGCGAGGGATGCAGGAAATGCGTCAACACAACCCGCATAGGGGAATGTTCTCCTAAGCGGGATCCGCAACTCAATTACAAGGTAAATGGACATGAGCACTGTTTCTCAACCGTTTGGCCTCCGTCCTTCGTATTCGTCGAGCGGTGTGGTTCGCCCCACCGCTTACGCGATTGCGTCTGGGTACGGTGTCAACATCCTCCAGAACCAGCCTGTCAAGATTGGCACCGATGGTAACCTGCAGGCAGCCGCCATTGGCGAGCGTTTCGTCGGCTCCTTCCAAGGTGTCGAGTTCACTGACAGCGACGGTCGTCGTCGGGTAAGCAACAAGTGGACTGCGTCCGCTGTGGCTTCCGACATTATCGCCTATGTCACTTTGGACCCGACCGTTGTGTACGAGATCCAAGGCAGCGCGTCTTTGGCCGTCACCGACATCGGCAAGCAAGCTGACTTCACCGCCATCTCCGCAGGCTCGACCGTAACTGGTCTGTCGGCTTTGATGCTCGATGCGGCCACTTTGACCGATACCGGTAACGCATCGCTTCGCATTATCGACATCGCACCCGGCCCAGACAATGCGTTTGGGGATCCCTTCACCGTCGTTCAAGTTCAAATTGCTGAGCATCAGAACGTCGCTGATCGCGCAGCTTACTAAGGAGGGCTTGAACAATGGCTACCCCAATGCGGAGTACTGACTTCCGCTCAATCGTCGAGCCGATCCTGAACGAAGAGTTCAACGGCATCTATGACCAACGCGCTGACGAATATGCGCAGGTCTTCAAGACAAGTAAGGGCATTGCCCGTAACTATCATGAAGAGCCTGTACTGTACGGCTTTGGTGCTGCACCAGAATTGCCAGACGGCATGCCTGTCACGTATCAATCCGGCGGCGTGCTGTTCATCCAGCGCTACGTGTACCGCGTCTACGGCCTTGCCTTTGCATTGACAAAGGTTCTGGTGGAAGATGGCGATCACATCCGTATCGGCCAGACATATGCGCGCCACCTTGCGCAGTCTCTGATCGAAACCAAGGAAACCCTTGGTGCCAACATCCTCAACCGCGCATTCAACGGCGCGTATGCAGGCGGCGACGGCGTGGCTTTGGTTAGCGGCGCTCACCCAACGGCTTCGGGTACGTTCTCCAACCAGCTTTCGACTTCGGCTAACTTGTCGCAGACGTCGCTGGAGCAGGTTCTTATTCAGATCCGTAACGCAGTCGACAACAACGGCAAGCGCATCAACTTGACACCTAAGAAGATCGTAACCGGTCCTTCGAACGTGTTCCAAGCTGAAGTCTTGCTCAAGTCGGCCCTGCGTGCAGGCACCGCGAACAACGATATCAACCCTGTAAAAGCATGTCGATGCTGCCTGAAGGCCAAGCCAATCTGGCGCGCATCACCTCGACTACAGCATGGTTCATCCAGACGGATGCACCTGAAGGGTTGAAATTGATGACACGTCGCGGTCTTGAAAAGAGCATGGAAGGTGACTTCGAGACCGACAGCATGCG